CTGGTATTTTATGGACAGCAAGAACGACGACTTCTGCCACAGAATAGACCAGTATGATCGCATAGTTTATGACGAAGACGGTGAGATTGAGGACTATGAACCTGTCGGATATTATATTTTTTAAAAGGGAGGTCCGCAATGAATATCACCTATCAAAACTTCCGCAGCCTCATCCTCGACGCCGCTGACTGCGAAAACGAAGAGCAGTACGTCGCGGAAGCAGGCAGCTCAGTCTACGCCGACATGGATGCTGCAGAGATCGTCACGCTGCTGCATCGGATCTGGCTCTGCCACACCGGCGGACTCGCAGCCTTGCGGAAGGCGCTCGGTCTCTCCCGCGCGGAGCTCTCTCGGGAATACGGGATCCCGATCCGCACGCTGGAAAACTGGGACGCCGGCGTCGCAGATCCGCCAAAATACGTTTTAGATTTAATTGCCTTTGCACTTCTTTCAGATCTCGACAAAAAATAGAAAAAAGCGGGAGCCGCCGATGCTCCCGCCATTTTTTATACGATCACTGCGTCAAAGCCTTTTCTCTTTGCTTCGGCCGCCTGTGCTTCGGCGTTTTCTTTTTTCTGGAACGCGCCGATCTGAACCCGATAAACCGTTTTCAGGAGCACCTTCGCCTCGCGGATAACAGTGAAAAATCCGGCAGCGCGCGCCTTTTTCGCCATGGCGTCTGCATTTTTCCTGATGACAAACGCCCCGATCTGCACACGGTACAGTTTATCGGTACGCTGCTCGGTGCCTTCCTTCTGTGCGCCTGTCTGCAGCCGGAGGTTCACGGCCTTTTCAATCTCCGTGAATTTCCCTTCCAGATACGCGCCGGGGCAGGCCGTCGCCGCAAACCACTTGTGCTTTGTCATGTTGCCGCTGGTGTCGCCGGTGTAGTTGAGTTTTTTGATGCCGTTGCGTTTGCAAACGTCCGTCACCAGATCCAGCAACGCCTTGTAGGCGGCGTCGGTGCATTTGTAAGGATATTTTCTGTCAGTCGCCACCTCAATGGTGATCGCCCTGTGGTCGTTGCTGCCGGAACAGGAGCACCAGCTGCGGTCACACTCGTCCACGCTGATCGCGATATCTCCGCCGTAGCCGACGCAGTAGTTGGAGCTGACCTGCCTGTTTGTCGTGGCAAAATAGTCGGCGCAGGCTCTGCCCGTCATCTGCCCCGCCATGCAATGGATCGTAATTCGGTCGATCTTATGGTTCCGGGGGCTGTTTTTGTTTTTCGTCACACGCCTGTAAGTGGCAAGCGGAGAATTACTCATCGTCGTCGTCCCCCTTGCCGTCGTGCATTTTTTCCATGGCCGCGTCCATCTCGGCCTCGGTCATTTCATTGATCTCTTTTTTCATTTTGCGCTTCCTCCTGATTATTGTAAATATTTTGCATACACGATTTCTACTTTTGTTCCCGCTGGAACAATTCCAGTTGTCATGTGTGTTTGCGTGTTTTTCAGGCTATACTCACCATTTTCCCATTTAATAGTGGTGTTTCTCAGGCCTTTATTATATCCACTGTAAAATGCTAATATTTGATTATCGGTGCGCTCATCGCTTAACGTATCAAAACCCATCGCTACAAATGTGTTTACGCCGCCAGATTCCGGCAACAAATTGTTTAATGCATTCATAAGCAAATCAACACGAGTGTTCATGTCGGTTTCAATGGTAGTAATAAAAGAATTATACTTCACTATTTTTCCACCAAAAAAAGATGGAATACTTACATCCGCCTTTTCATACTGCGAAACATCCACATCCGTTGCGTTTTCGGTCAGCGTAATTTTCCCGGCAGGCACAATATACTCACTCGGTATCGGCTCCACCACAGCCTGTGCAAGCCCATCATACCTGGCTCCGGGCGTGATGGTCTGCTGCTGTTCAGTGGGCGTGATCGGTTCGGGCGTTTGGAGATTTGGCTGGACATTCACTCTGACGGCAGCTTTGTCACGGACATTAATGTCCTCGGCATTTTCGGTAATGTCAAGCGTTCCGCTCGGAACCACATACTCAGGCGGTATTGCATCCACCTCCACCGCCGAAAATGTAGTTCCCGGAGCGGGTGTCACCGTCTGCGCCTGTTCTGTGGGTGTGGCGTGACCTACGACCTCGGGCTTGATTTTCGCCTCGATATAATCCAGCGTGATCGGCTGCGGCTCATCCACATGGAGCGTGATGCTGCACTCACTCATCACCGATCACCTCGCGGAGCAAATTATCCTTCACCGGGATGCTCACGATCTCGGTCGCCTTGCGGATGCCGCCCACCATAAAATTGACCTGAATTTCCGCTGTCGGAGGGAACAGCCAAAAGCCACTGGTCTGCCGCTGGTCGAGCCGGATCTGAATGTCGTGCTGTCCAACGACCTCGTCAGGGTCGACCTCGATATCAACGGAATACCTGTCGCTCTGCGCCACCGTCACATGAATTTCGTCCGCCTGCGATAAGTCCACCTCCGGCACGGTCAGCGTTAGTTCTGCGTCAGCCCATTTTCTCATCGTCATCCACCTCAACAATCGGCGTACCCTCTTCAATGTGGGTTCCGCTGTCCGCCAGCCCCTCGCCGATGCAATAAGCCACCACGGACGCGCCGGCCATAATCAGTGCTGTCACCTGCTGCGCGGTTCCGGCGTCTTTTCCCAGCGCCACGATCAGCATGCTGACAAATCCTGCCACCGCCGCCCAAAACTTGCGGCTGGTGAGTTTCCGTTTCCAATCGATTTTCATAGTATCAACCTCCGTTCAGCAATCCCTGCAGAATAATAAGTCCCTGAACCTTGTTTCCTTCGTTGTTCGGGTGGCCGCCATAATTGCGGTAAATATCCCGAAAGCTGTCATAGGAGAGAAACTTATAGTTATGATAATTAACCGCAGAGAGTTTTTCCACGTCAATCAGCGCCAGTCCGCGCATTTCCGCAATCGCTCGCGTTTTTTCATTCCTGAGATTTACGCCGGCCCAATGCTGAGCCGATGTATAATCATAGCCGCCGCTGTCTTTGGGCCTCGGCGTCGTGTTGTTTTTGTCCCAGTTGTTAAAACGCGTCGAAAGATAAATTCGGCAGGGGTGATCGATGTTCAGACGCTCGATCTCGTCGATCATGGCGTTCAGCGCGGCGCAATACGTATTTTCTGTCGCCGGGATTGTATCGTCCCACACGTCTGTTTCGTTCCCGATCTGTTCCGCAGTTTCCGCAAGGTTGCCGTTTGAAACGATCAGAACCTCATCCGCGTCATCCAACGGGCGCGTGGAATGGTCTTCGTAATATACGCCGCCCGTCCCCTTGATCCACGGAACTACCTCAACGTATCCCTTCCCGTTAAAGCCGAGCGTTACCACGTCGTCATAGTACGGGGCAAAATACTCCTGAAATCCGCAAATCACGCCGGTTGGCAACGTTTCCGGATTAACATCAGGCAGCGAATCCTCCGGATCGTAATCATAGATTTTCCTGTAGCTGCGGTCAATCGAGGCGTAACTTGGGCCGATCACATACAGGCGTTTTCCGTTTTTGATCGCTCGTTGCGGATCGTCACGCCGCCAGATTTTGTTTCCTGCTCCGGTCGTGCCGATGATCGGCAGCGTGCCGAGGCTTCTCGGGAAAATGTAGTTCCCGCCGTTTGGGTCGTTCTGCAAATTGAGCGCAACATAGTATGCGTTCTGCGGAACCGTGATTTTCCAGAACCGTGCGTAGGTTAACCCGCCGGCATAATAGGGATTTGTGGCACTTCTGCTGCCTGGTGTAACGTCCGGCAGCGGGTATAACTGCTCCGTCACGTTTGTGCCGCCCGCTCCGTTACGAGGAAAATCGATCGGCGCGATCCACGTGCCGGAAGCATCAAAAAACGCCCCGCCGCAATTCTGTGGAGGCTCCCCGCCGAACCACGAGCCGAAAAGATTCCGACCGGGGCAAACGGGGATTTTCTGCGAGTGCTTCAGGCTGGTAATAATCTGTCCTCCGCTGTTTTTCGCCCATTCGCCTGTCAGCGTATACCACCCGTCGTTTTCCTCGAACTCGGTGAGCATCCAATCGTTTCCTTCTGCGTCGCTTTTCGACAAAATCGATCCCTCTACGCTCACTTTGCCGATGCTCTCGAATTCCGTCCAGGCGTCCTCTCCCGTCGCCGCGTCCAGATACCGGAACCGGATCATAGGAGGTTTCACCGACCTGCTTTCGATAGCGATATGCACCCTTACATGAGTTCCGACCGCCGCCGAAAACAAATATCCTGCTGTAAACGGAAAACCGGTAATTGTTTTATAGGGTGTTCCGCTTTGCGGATATTTTGTTTCGCTCCACCATAGGCCGTCCGTCGTGACATCGTCTACGCTGATAGGCGTATCATGGAGGTTCGCATGATTAAACGGGACTTCTGTCCAGTATATTGTGGCCAGCACGCCGGGCGTCGCGCTTTCAATATAATTGCCGATCACGATCCGCACGATTGCATAAGCGTTTTCGATCGCTTTGAACTGGAGCACCGTGAACGTCGAAACGTTTCCAAAGGCGTTTACAGGCCGCCGCGTTACGAAAACGTTTCCGTCCGTCACTCCCTCCGGAAGCCCTTCTATTTGAACGTTTCCGTCAACAGCCACGCCCTTGTAAATAAACGAGTCTTTCGGCATGTTTCTGATATCGAATGTGCCGCCGCTCTCAATCTGCGCATTGTAATGATTGGCGATCCACGGGGTTTTGTTCGCGTGATCGCTACCGCCGAATAAAATGTTTGCAATCGTTTCTACCCGAAGTGCCGTGTTCGGGTCTGTGTCGGTTAAGTCGGATGTGACAGTGTTGAGCTGGCTGTTGATCGCCGCCTCCAGCGCCCGCGCGATCTCCACCAGAGAACCGCGCACGTCCTCTCCCAGCTCCGCCGTCAGAAAATTATCGATGATTCCCGAAAAATCTACGCTCATAGTTTTCCCTCCTCATGTTCTTACGTCCCATTTGTCTACCTGATCTTCGATCTGGTCGATAAAGCTGTTCCCGTTCAGGGCCTTGTAGGCCTCGTATGTTTTTTTGAAATTCTCCATTTCATACTGCCGCAGCGAGCCCTCGTCCTTGTGTTTATAATAGGTGTTCATCATCTGGTTCCGGAGCAGGCTCCTGAGCCCCTCCACGATGTTCGCCGCCCACCGGCGGACTTTCCACACGACGACCAGCGCCGCCGCCACGCCGGTGATGATCCCGGCCATCTGCAAAATGCTCATGTATTTCGCCCCCGAAGGATAATAGATATAGTTGCCGACGCCACCGCCGCCGGCGCGATCACCTGCACCGCCACCGTGTTTGCCGCCGTCTGCACTGCCGCCGCCGCGAACGCGCCGGAGCTGTCGTTCACCGTTGCCGTCACCGCCGAATTTGTGTCCGCCGTCGAAAACGGCAGCGTGGCTGTTCCGCTCATCAGCACAAGGCCGCCTGCGTAAGCGGATGCCGATCCCAGCGTCACCGTCACTTTTCCCGCCGCGTCTATGGTTCCGCTGTTCCAGATCCGCCAACGCCAACCGGAGGAGGAGCCGTGCGTCGTCACCCAGTCGCCGTATTTTGTTTCCGCCTGCGCGATCTGCTGCGCCACGCTCTCCGGTGTCGCCGCGTTGTCGGCCTTTGCCGCCGCGTGGGCCGCCGCGCCTGCCGTTTGCGTCTGGATCTGCGTCAGTGTTTTATATTCCTGCGAAAACGTATAACGTCCGCTGCCCGGATTGATCAGGTCCACGCTGATCCGGCTGATCGGCAGCAGCTGCGCCGATCCGTTTCGTCTCGGCTGCACCGGATTTTTATGCCCCAGCCGCAGCCGCGCCACGTCCCACCCGGCGTCCGCCAGATCCACCGCCGAGGCTTCAATGCTCGCGGCGATCTGCCCGGCTTTTTCAAGTTCTTTTTCTCCTGCGGTTTTCAGCGCCGCCGGCGTCTCGATCTCGCTGAAATCCACCTTTTTCACAATGAGCCCGCGTTCCGCTGCCGCCGCGGCGTCGATCAGCACGTCTGAGCCGCCGTTTACGGTTTTGACCGTCAGTTTCCCGGCGTCGCCGGTGCTTTTCCCCAGCGGGATCACCGCCGTGAAGGTCTCCGCCGCGCTGTCCCCGCGCTTGTAGTCCGTCAGGTTCACACCGTAGGCGATGGGCTGGGTGTCCTCCGGCCCGCTTTCTTTCGTCCACGAGATCACGTTTTCGCCGTTCTCCCGCGTTACAAAAACGTAACCCTCCACGGCCTTGAGCAGATCGTTGTCTATCGCCGTTAAAATGTCGCCGTAATCGTCGGCCTCGATCTCCAGCGTCTGCTCGTCCACGGTGCCGACGGCAAATGGGACGAACGTAACGCCCGCCGCCGTTCGCTGAGCGTTGTAGGTATTCACTGCCATCTGCAGCCAGCCGCGAACAGTTCCGCCGTAGGTCGTCTTTTTATAAGGCCGCAGCTGCTCGTCGCGCAGCCGTCCCTTGAGCCCCTCTGTCACGACCTCCTGCAGACCGTCGATGTCCTCGTGGATCTCTCGCACGAATCCCCGGAAGACCTCCGCGCCGTCGCTGAGCACCCACAGCTCGCTCACGCTCTGTGTTAGCCTGTTATACGTCGGATTCCCCTCCGGTATCGTCACGGTCAGCGCGCCGCTTTTGTTGAGCGCGATCTCCATTTTTGCCGCAACAAGATAGAGCCGCCGCACGTCGTCGGTGAGGCGCGGATCGTAAAGGAGCCCGGCGTCGCTGTCGATCTGGATCATAGCCGCCCTCCTCTGTAATCAACGCTCACGTTACCGCTGCCGGTAAACGTCAGCGTCTGCTCGCCCACAATGTCGATGGCCGCCACGGTAAACCGCCCCGTGTTCGGGTCGTATGTGGTCCCGGCCTGCACCGTATAGCCGGTCAGCCCCGGATTGACGCCGTCGTAGATCGTGCCGTTTTTCGTGGCGTACAGCTGATAAACCGATCCCTTGAACGTAACCGTCAGGCCCGTGCCGTTTGTTTCGGGATAAAAATCCGGCACCACCGGCATTTCCCGTCCGTACACGGTCAGCGCCCGCGTGCCGCTCACGATCATGTTTCTGTAGTCCCGGATCACGCCGTCCACAAACGAAAACGGATCCCAATACCACGGGTGCAGGCTGTCGGTCAGCTCGTATTTATAAGGCCGGAACTCATATTCCATCGAAACACCGCTCACCATGCCGCCGATTTTCCATTCCTCCGCGAACACGGTGCCCACGTAATAGTAACCTTTTTCGTCGTCCAGCACCGCTTTTATATCCCTACCGTTTAAGTAGTTTGCAATGTCGCTGAACCGCCGCGCCCAAAGGCCGCCGCGTCTCGGTCGGAATTCCCACGAGCCCCGCCGCATCCCGAAGGTCGGCCGCCCGCCGGTCGCGCCCGTGAGCCGCAGCTTCGGCACGTAGATTGCGCCCGGGATCGTCACCGTGGGCGTGGTGTCCTCCGGCATCACCACCGTCAGCGGCTCCGTCGGCACCAGCCCCCAGTCGAGAAAAGCGTTTTTCCCCTCGGTCAGAATATCCTCGCCCGCCATGGCCGCCGGGGCGAATGTCGCCCCGTGCACCGGCGGGATGTAACGTCTTTTTTTTACGGTGGAGCCGTTTCCGGCTTTGGCAGACCCCACAATGGCGCTGCCCACCACCGCGCCGTCCAGCGCCATCAGATCACCCCGCTTCCCTGTAATGCCGAAACTCTTCCGAGCCGCCTGTTTGCGTAATCCGTCACGTTGTCGGCAAACTGCCCGGCGTTTCGGATCACCACGTCCAGATTGTTAAGTCTTGTCAAGATCGCGCCGAGCATCCTCGAAACGCCGGAATCCGTCGGCGCCGCCTGCGCTGTCACGGTGATCTGCTGCGCCGCGATCGCCGCCTGCTGGCGCGGATAGTCCACCATGGCAGCCGGTACACCCGCCGTCGGTACGCCCGCAGCGGCGTATCCCGCCAGTCTGGTGGCCGCCCTGCCCACGTCCTTCTGCATTTCGTTGAGGCCGAGGATCAGCCCTTCGCCGTAGCCGTGTCCGGTTCGCTGCGCCACATGGGACGGCGAATTTATCTCAAGTCCCGCGTTGCCCGCGGATCCCGCCGCCTGCGTCAAAGCCCGGGCCGTCGCCTGAACCTGCGCGAGCATGCTCCGCAGTCCTGCAACAAGGCCGGAACCGTAATTCTGCCCGGTTGAAAAACCTGTTGAATAGAGGCTTACGCTTCCTGCGCCGCTTTTGGCGCTGTTTGCAATGGCCACGCCCGCCGCCTGGTTCTGCCCGGACGTGCTCTGGATCCCCTGCGCGTTGGCATTGCCAAGCGCTGTTCCGGCGTTCTGCATTTCGCCCTGCGTGCCCTGCACGCCCTGGGCCCCGGCAGAGCCCACGCTTTGCCCTGCCGCCTGCGCCGTGCCGGCTGTTCCCTGCAATCCGCCCGCGTAAGCGTTGCCGGGCGCCGCGCCTGCCGCGCTCCATGCGCCGGTATTGATCGCCGGAGGCGCCGCCGCCGCCCCCAGTTGCGACGCGCTGCCCTGAACGGTCGGAACGCCGCCGAGCAAGGTCCCGCTGAGCGCCGCCGTCACCTGTTGGGCCGTCAGCTGCCACTGCGGCTCCGTCGTCGTTGTCGGCGCCGTGGCGTTCACCAGCTGCGCCGCCGCGCTTTGCACGCCGGGCGTCTGCCCGATCAGCGCGGAGCTGATCGCCGTTCCGGTGTCAACGCCGGCCTTTTGGGCCTCCGTCACCGCCTGCTGCGCGCCCACATATAACGCGTTCAGTTCTTCCTGCGTCACGTTCGCCATGCCGCTTTGAGCCGCCGCCGCCATTTCGGCGTATTTCTGGGTAAATTGCACCGCCTGATTTTCCAGCATTTCCGCGCTGGCGTTTTCTGCCGTCAGAAATCCGTTTGATACGTTAAACATCGCCTTGGCGAGTCCTTCGCCGCTGATCGCCGCTTCGGCCAGCGCCTCGTGGTTCGAGATCGTTGACTGCATCTGCCGCCATGCTGTTTCGGCGTTTTTCACGTCTGTTTCCGTCGTTCGCAGCCCTTCCGACGCGGTTTTCAGCGCTGCCGCCGCCGGTACCATTTCCGTCAGCCACGTCAGCGGATTCGGCGCCGCCGAATATTTTGCGTAGGCCACGTTATAGTCTTCCTGCGCCTTTGTCAGCTGCTGCTGCGCCTGCGTACGGCTGTTGATCGCCTGCGCGTATTTTTGCTGCGCGGCTGAAGATCCTTTGATTGCGTCTTCATACGCCGTCTGGTCGGCGTTCAGGATCGCCTCCGCTCTCTTTTTCTGGATCACGGCGTCGATGCTCGCCATCAGTTCGCCGTTTTTCTGGATCACGCCGTTTACCATGCTGATCTCGATGCCGAAAGCGTCTGCCAGCGTGCCCGTGATAAATTCCGCCCGCGCTTCCTTTCCCGCCAGCACTTTGCCGTCGGCGTCGGTGATGCTTTTCAGCTCCTGAACCAGCTTCTGATAATAGCCGTATTCTTCGTTGATCCCTGCGATCGTCGTTTTTCTTGCCTGCTCCGCGTCCTCGTAGGCCGCCGCGCTTTGTTTGATTTCCTCGTGCAGATTTTTCTGTGCGGTCGTCAAGCCGTAATTTGCGTCCGCCCATGCGTCCACGCCTTTTTTTGCCGCGATCGCTGCCACCGTCAGCGCTGTGATTCCGGCCACCACCGCGAGGATCACCGGGTGCGCCGAAGCGAAACCGGCCACGGACGAAAGCACCGAGCCGTTCATGCCGCTAATGCCGCTCGTCACTTTTTTCGTCGTGCCCACGAGCTTCGGCGCGAGCTGCAGCAGCTTCCCGCCGGTGGAAATCACTTTCCCCACGCCGGAGGTGAGCTTGCCCACCACCATGAGCACTGGCCCCGCCGCCGCGGCGAGCCCCGCCATGCGGATCACTTGCCGCTTTTCGTCGTCGTCCAGCGTCCCGAGCCATTTTGAAAGCTTCTGCGCCCCCGCCGTCGCTTTGTCCAGAACCTCGGTGATCAGCGGCCCCGCCGCGTTAAAGAGGTCCGCGCCCGCGAGCTTCAGCTCGTTGAGCGTGGTCTGCACCTTGTCGATGGGATCCAGCGTCGCGTTGAAGGTGTTCTCCACGGTTCCCGCGAAATCCTGTAAGTCGGTCCCCAGCTCCGCAAACGAGATCCGTCCGGAAGCCAGCGCCTCTGTCAGCGCGCCGCCGGCGCGGGTGCCGAAGAGCTCGATGGCTGCCGCCGCCGCATCCGCCCGCGTCTCCTCGTTTTGCAGCCCTGTTTCCAACTCCAAGAGCTGATCCTTGAGCGACGTCCCGTCTTTGAGCGCGTTCGCGTAGGCTTTTTTGAGGCCCGCCATCGCGCCGGAAGCGTCCACGCCGTTTTTCTCCAGCATCCCCAAGAACATCGCCGCGTCCGAAGCGCCGAAGCCTACTTCTTTGAGCGCCGCTGCGTTGGTCGCCGCCTGCGCGGAGATCGTCTCGATTTTCACGCCCGTTTTCTGCGACGCCGCCGTCAGAGCGTCGAGGTAAAGCCCCGCGTCCTCCGCTTCGATGTTCCACGCCGCCATGGCTTTTTGCGTCGTGTCGATCGCGGACGTCACGTCGCTGTTGTTGACGTCCGCAAATTTAACATAATCGGACGAAAGGCTTTTGAGCGCGGCCCCTTGCAAATCAAAGCGCGTGTTGACCTCGCCGATGGCGTTTCCCGCCGTTTCAAAAGACGTCGGGATCTCGGTGGCGATCTCGGTGGAAAGCGCCTGCATCTCCGCCAGCGCCTCGCCGGTCGCGCCGGTCATGCGCGCGATGGCGTCCCCGCCGTCGTCCACTTCTTTCCACGCCTTATAGGCCGCCGTCCCCACGCCCACGATGGCGCCGGTGAGCGGCATGAGCGCCCGCCCGGCAGCGGTCATTTTTTCTCCTGCGGCTTGCCATTTTTCGCCGAACGCTTCAACTTTTTTTCCGAAACCAGCGATTTTCTGAGCCCCCATGGACCCAAACTCTTCCATTTGCTTTTCAAGCCGCTTGAGCTGTTTTTCCGTGACAAGGATCTCGCGCTGCAGAGCTTCAAACTGCTGCTGCTCTTCCTCCGTCAGATCCTTTCCTTTCTTTTCCTCCTCGGCTTTTCTCAGCATGTCGAGGCGTTCCTTCGTTTTCTGTATCGCGCTCGCAAGGTTTTTCTGCTTTTGCTCAAGCAGCATTGTGTTGCCGGGGTTCCATTTCAAAAGCCTCTCAATGTCTTTAAGGCCGCTTTTTGTTTTATTCAGAGGCCCATCGACTTTTTCAAGCGCTTTTTGCAGCTTCGAAGTATCGCCGCCGATCTCAATGGTGATGCCTGCGATCCTGCCGGCCATGTGCTCACCTCATTTTTCTCATTATTTAAAGCCTGTCTATATCTGCCTGCGTCGCCAGCTCCGCATAGTCTTCGCCGTCGTTTCCGGCCTCTGTGAAGATATCAAACACCATGCCGATGGATAGCAGCTCCAGATCGCGCAGCGCGATCCCGGCCTGCAGCGCCCGCAGCAGATAAAGCCCGGTAGTCATTTCTCTGTCGATGGGTCTTTTTTTTTCTTCGGTCTGCTTTTCTGCTCTGCCTCGTGGTTCCACAGGTCGATCACCGCCGTGAGCACCGCCGGGTCGTGCAGCGCCGCCTCGTCCTCAAAGTTTGCAAGCCACTGTTCCACCGTGTCCGGCTGCGCCGGGTCTCCGTTTTTGTGCATGGCAAACGTGATATTTTCCAACAGCGTCAGCAAGTTCAGCTGGTCGCCTATGGGAGGCGCCTCCTTTTCTTCGTCCACCTGCGAGCCGTAAACGTCGCCAACCGTTTTGAGCAGCTGCCCCATGTCCTCAAACAGCTCCCGGCCGAGGAGGATCCTATATAAACGCGGCAGCGCCGCATTTGTTTTCAGATTGCATTTTTTTTCGCCGATTTTTACTGTTTTCTCCATTTTTTCCGATCTCCTTATAAACGACAAAAAGAGGGAGAGCCCGCGGGCCCTCCCTTGTGGTTTGTTACGGATTGGTTCCCGTAGTGGTCGTGGTCGTCGCCGCCGCAAATGTGCCCGGGAGCACCACAGCCTCGAACCACGCGGCGTATTTTGTCGCGCCGCTTGTGGAATCGCTGTCGAGCCGCGCCCTCACGTAGTGCTTGGTGTCGCCGGTTTTGACCTCCGCGCCGCTGATCGTCAGGCTCAGCGTGTCGGTCTGCGGGGTGTTGGAGCCCTCGGTGGTGTTGGCCTCCATGTTGGGCCGCGCCGCCGTCACGTCGTAGAACCAGAACCGCGTGGAATTGACGTTGCCGTCGATCTGGAAGCCGAAGGCGAACTCCACAGGCTCGCCGGTCTCCTGCACCTCGAACAGCACGTCGGTGTTGTCCTGCAGCTCCTGCAGGATCTCTTTCCGCATCTGCTCGAAGATGTAGGCCAGCTCCCAGTCGCCGGTATAGCCGCGGTTCGTGTTGTCCACGTAGTATTTAATCCCGTCTGCCCAGAAGATCTCCTGATCGCCGTCGATGTCGAGCGACAGGCTCACGGAACCGGGCACCGCCACGGGTTCGCCGTAACTGATCGCGCCGGTCTCGGCGTCGCGGCTCAGGAGCGCATAGTGCGCGTTTTTGATGTTGAATTTTACTTTTTTAGGCATGTTTCTTAACCCTCCGATTTTTCAATCGTGACGCCCGCTCTGAACGTCGTTCGCCACATCCTTTGATCCGATAAAAATTCTCTGTCCGGGATAAACGTGATCCCGTTGGCGTTGAGGATCCGCCCGATCTCGTCGTCCGTCTCAAAATCCGGCTCGTCGGCGTAATGCTCCAGCACAAAGCCGTCCACCGGAACATAATTCTCGCCGTCCGCGAAAAACGGGTCGCAATCCGGATAATAAAAGCACAAAAACGGCGGCCCGGCAGGTTTGTCCGGGTCGTCGTCGTGCCACTGGTAATAGGCGTAGGGGAGTCCGATGGAGGCAACCACCGCTTTGATCTCTGCTCGCGTCATCTCTGGATCACCTCGATCACGTCGCGCTCAAAGGCGCTGTTTATTTCTTCCTCCACCGGCGCGATATGCACGTGCGCCGGCGTCGGCCGATAGGTGCGGCCGGTGCCGTTTCTGGTCACGTGGCCGTGTTCTAGCAGGTGCGGCAGCCCCGGCTTCGCGCCGTTGTAGATCGTGGCGGTCGCGCCCATGCGGCCCTCCTCGATCTTCGACGTCCAGCCGCCGGCATACTCGCCGGTGTGGCTTGGCGAGGTTCCTTTCAGCGCCGCAACGCCTGCCTTGGCCGCTTTCTGCACGCACTCTTTTGTTCCGCGCTCCACCTCGGTGCGGTATTCCTCAAGGATCTCTTCCACAGCCGCCGCGAGTCCGTCAATGCTCACGATTTTTGCCATCGGTTCCCGCCTGCCTTTCCGCGTAAAGCTCCATGTAGTCGCTGCCGTCGCCGCCGGTCCGCCGGTAGGTTCTGTATATGGCGTAGGTCTCGCCGTTATACTCCAGCGCGCTCTCGCCGTTGTATTCCGCCGCAAAAACGGAAAACACGAATTCCGGCCTATACCCGGCGCGTCCGGCTTGGTAGAATTCCGACCTGGTAACGCTGCGCGTTTCGGCAAATACTTCCCGCGGCGCCGCCGGGATCGGCCGCCGCACGCCGTTTGCGTCTTCCTCATATCGCGCCGCGCCCAGCAGCTTAATCACGGTGTCCATCAGATCACCCGCGCTTTCTCGGAAAACAGGCGGTTGTTGATCAGATACCGCAGCATTCGCGGCATACCCGCGCCGGAATCCCGCCGCCGCCACAGCCACGCGGCATAGGTGACTATAAGCTGCGTATCCTCGGCGCTGTCGGTCAGCGTGATCCCCTCTCGGGCGATCATCTGCCGCGCCGTCTCGAGAAGTGCTTCCAGCCGCTCGTCATACGCGGAGACCGTGATCCCGAGATCGATTTTCAAAAGAGTGAGCATGTCTCGACCTCCTTATTTTTCACCACATCAGCTCAGCGCCACTTTTTTCGGTACGAACAAAACTTGGATCGCCGACCAGTATATGGAATAATATTCCGCCTCTGCCGCTGCGGAATCTGGCATGATCATCACAGCAAAAAACAAATCTGTGTCGTTCCAGCCCCAAAGCTGTACGCGCAGCCGCAAGCCTCCCGGAGCCGTTACATCCGCGATCACGGTTCGCCCTGCGATAACTGCCGCTCTCACCGTCGCGTAGTCCGCATCCGTCGATGCGCTCATGTTGCCCTGTCCGTCCACTGTCACTTCAAACGGAACCAACAGCGCCGCCGCAGCCGCAGCGGCTGTCTCGTTGGCTTTGATCCCGGTTTCCATGTTGTTCAGGCCCGCAGCCGTGATAGTGTCGCCATCGTGCCACGTTTTTTTCGTGTAGCTCATTTGTTACACCTCTTTTTCCTTAACTGCCCGAAACGGGGCCGCCGAGAACGGCGACCCCGACTTTGCCCCTGCCGACGATGGGCTGCTCGTCGTCAGGTGTTATTCCCCCGTGACGGTTACGGTGCAGGAGGCGGTGTAGCCGTTATCGGTGGTCACGCTGATCACGCTGGTGCCGGCCGCAACGCCCGTCACTACGCCGTCAACTACGGTCGCTTTCGCCTTGGTCGCGGAATCCCACGTGAGCGTCGGATTGACGCCGTAAGGCAGGATCGTGGGTGTCAGCGTGATTGTGCTGCCGGCCGCCACGGTCGCGGTCGCCGGCAGGAGGATTCCCTGCGCGCTGTTGGCGGTGTCGCCCGCGAACACAGCGGAGGTGGTGGGCACGGTGCCGTCGATGCCGATCAGCACAAACGCTTCGGCGATCACAGGTTTGCCGTCCCAACGGACTGTGCCTTTGAACACGGTCTGATCGCTCAGGAAGCGGAAGTGCTCGCTGGAGGCGTATTTCTCGCCCGCGCGCTCAACCATCCTGTAAAGGTCGAAATACCCCATCAGGATGTTGTCGTTCGGCATAATGCTCTCGGGCAGAACCTCGATCAGGCCGCCGATCACGGGCATGGTGCCGTTCACGCCGGAAGTGATCGCGCCGGAGGCGTCCACATTCATGGCCGCCGCCACAATCTTGCCGTAGGTGTTCTCGTTCATCACCCACAGTTTTTCACCTCTGGCATAAGCGCCTTTTGCGTGACCGGCCGCCAGCGCCATCTGCTGGAACAGAGCAAGGCCCGTGTAGGTGTTGGCGATGGTGCGGATGTTGGTTTCGTGCAGGTCGCGCCAAGGTCTCGCCGTCACGGGATAATCGCTGGGAGCCTGCGTCTGCGCAAGGCGGGGAATAATTCCGAGCGGCATGTTGGAGCCGGTACCGTAGATCACGGTTTTGTCGTCGGTGTAGCCGATGCTCTGTCCGATGGTGGAGAGGATCTCTGCCATCAGGTCAATGTCGGAATCCTCAAGGTTCGCGTTGCAAACGGTGAAGAAGCCGCCGAGCTTCCAGCAGCCGAAGGAATCCTGATAGAACGTCATGGAGAGCTCGTTCAGGTTCGCACAGCACTCCGTCCACACCGCCTCCGGGATGTCGCCGGTGATCAGGATCCGCGCTTCGCCGCTCACGCGGGTCACTGTCACGCGGCCGTAAAGTTTGGAATACCGCAGCACGTTTTCGCGCAGCAGCCCCAGCATCACCTCGGGGATCGTCAGCCCCACGTTCTGGATCGCCCTGTTCTGCGCACCGGCGCGCATCATGCTCCGCACATTCTCGAGCCAGCCGTGAACGTCCTCACGCTGGGCGATCTCGTTGATCTGCGCGCGGGTCATCGTGCCGAAGGCCAGCGCCCGCGCCTCTCTGTGTTCTCTGTTGTTTTCCATGTTTCTGTTCCCTCTTTCCTCGTTGTTTTCTCTGCCACCGTCGCTGCCCGCTGCGGGCTCCGCCGCCGGTTCGGTGTTCTGCGCGGCTTCTTCCGCCGCAAGTTCTGTTTCAAGCTCCGAAATGGAGCGCTCCAGCTCGCCGATGGCGTTCTGGTGTTCGGCTTTTTCCGCTTCATACGCGGAAATCAGATCTTCCACGC